AATACCCATTTTTTCCATTGGGCTACCAAATCTTATGCAAAACACAAGACTTTAGGCAAGTTCTACGAAAACATCATCGAATTGACTGACCAGCTTGCCGAAACCTATTTCGGTGTTTATGGTCAAATTACTGAATTCCCAAGCACATACCATATGCCTAAAGAACCATTGGCATACCTACAGTCACTACAAGCGTTTGTAAAAGAAGCCCGCGCTGATTTACCCCAAGATTCAGAGATCGTTCAACTTATCGATAATATCGCACAAGAGATCGATACCACCATCTACTTACTCAAATTCAAAGGATAAATCATGCCACTCGACAAATCAGGATCAGCCGAATCAGTTGGTAAAAATGTAAAAGCACAAGAAAAAGCAGGAAAGCCTAAAAAACAGGCAGTAGCTATTGCTTTGAATACAGAACGCGAATACGCTAAAGGCAGCCGTAAAGCCAAACTTGAAGATCAATACGACAAGTACATTGGCGAAAAAGAATGAAGAACGGTCTATACGCCAATATCCATGCCAAGCAAGAACGGATTAAAAACGGTTCAGGCGAGAAAATGCGTAAAGCTGGTTCAAAAGGCGCGCCAACAGCTAAAGACTTTAAAGAATCAGCTAAGACTGCCAAGCCAAGAGTACATTTAGAACACGCTATGAAAGATATGTAATGGAACACATGAACCGCAAATACAAAAAAGAAAACGCGTTATTGCGTGAGCATAAAGAATCTAGCTATGAGAAGAACCTAAGACTTCGTTTAGAGCGTAGAGCCGTTATCGCTAACAAATTGAAAGATTTGGATAAAGAAGTCAAATAGTAGTAGAATTAACCTATCTTAATCAACCACTTGGGTAAGGTATGCGTAATAAACTGTCGAAATCTGTAGAAGGCAATCTAAATAGAGCAGGTAGACCTAAAGGCGTAGGCAACAAGTCCACAGGAATGGCTCGTGAGGCGATTGCTAAGTTCGTTGATGGTAATGCACCTGCAATGCAAGGATGGCTTGAGAGCGTCGCTTATGGCATCCAAGCACAAGATAAAGAAGGTAACCCTAAATTCAGTACAGAGGGCAATCCTGTATTCATAGTGCCACCTAATCCTGAAAAAGCTTTTGGTATGTTGCAAAGCGTCATGGAATACCATCTTCCTAAATTAGCCCGTAGTGAACACATTGGTGACGAAACCAAGCCTATAACCCACATTTACAAGTGGCAAGATGAGTGATGTAGTAGTTCACGAATTCGAATACAAAGCACGGGAAGCATTTAAAGCCTTTCACAACCGTAAAGAGCGTTGGGCGGTACTTGTATGCCATCGCCGTGCTGGTAAGACCGTAGCATCGATTAATGACCTGATTAGACGGGCTATTAAAGAAGGTAAGCCTGATGGTCGCTACTTTTATCTTTGTCCGCTATACAGTCAGGCTAAATCCGTAGCTTGGGACTATTTATTGCGCTTTGCTGCACCTGCGTTAGATAAAGCCAACCAATCAGAATTATGGGTGCAACTGCACAATGGAGCTAAGATTCGGCTATTTGGTGCTGATTCTCCTGATTCTTTGCGCGGAAACTACTGTGACGGGATCGTACTCGACGAATTTGCTGATATGAAGCCTAGAGTATGGGGCGAAATTATCCGTCCTGCATTAGCTGATAGAGGTGGATGGGCTACATTTATTGGTACACCAAAGGGTCATAACGGCTTTTATGAGATATTCAAGAACGCTGAGAACAACCCTGACTGGTATTCCAAGACCCTAAGAGCAGACCAATCAGGACTATTGCCACAGGCTGAATTAGAAGATGCCCAGCGCATGATGTCAGACAATCAATACGAGGCTGAGTTCTTATGCTCATTTGAAGCAGCTATATTAGGGGCATATTATGGACAGGAAATGCGTAGGATTACGGATTTGGATAGGATTACTACTGTCGATTACGACCCTATGTTTCCTTGCCACACTGCTTGGGATTTGGGTTTAAATGATTCAACCTCAATATGGTGGTTTCAGGTGGTCTATGGGGAGATACGGGTACTCGACCATCATTCATCCAATGGACAAGCCGTGCCATTCTATACAGGATTGCTGGCTCAAAAAGAAGATGAATTCGGGTATAAATATGGATACCATTATCTGCCCCATGACGCTCGCGCAAAAACAATGGCTTCAGGTGGTAAGAGCATAATCGAACAATTTGCGACAAAAATCGACATAAAACATCTAAAAATTGTCCCAAACCTATCACTTCAGGACGGAATTCAAGCAACAAGGCTTGCATTAACTCGCGCTTGGTTCGATAATAGATGCGAAGAAGGTATCGAATGTTTGCGTCAATATCAAAGGGAATGGGATGACGATAAAAAAGTATTTCGGGATCGCCCTAAACACGATTGGACAAGCCATTCTGCCGATGCTTTCCGTTATCTTTCAATCGTATGGAAAGATGAAGAAACTCCTATCCTCAATGACACAAGAGTTACAGGACTTCATGTTGGCCAAACGGATGTCAGCCTAAACGAATTATGGAAACAAACCCCCAAATCAACTTTTAAAAGGATTTAATCATGTCAGGCGTTAATCAACCATTTGGTACATTTTACGAAACTGTAGCTGCTTCACAAACTGCTCAAGTATTAGGTGTTACTGGCGGTGCTGGTGATACTTTAATGCGTTTAGTAGTTACTGTAGGTGTTTCGCTTACAGGAACAGTAGCATTATTAGATGGTGCAACTTCCTATCCATTACTTCCAGCAAGTCTACCTGTAGGCGTTTATTCTATTGAAATCAACGCTGTATCTGTCAATGGCCCATGGAAAATTACTACTGGTGCTGGCGCAACTGTAATGGCAGTAGGCAACTTCTCATAAGGATTTATATGGATCATACATACCAAGATTGGTATACCACTATTGCTGGCTACGAGCGTAGCTTTAAAGAGTGGGAAGGCCGCACAGATAGAATCATCAAACGATTTAGGGATGACAGCCGCACTAGGAATAACCCTAATGCCAAGTTCAATATCTTATGGAGCAATGTACAAACCATTACCCCAGCTATCTTTGCAAGACTTCCGCGCCCTGATGTCAGCCGTAGATTTAGGGACAATGATCCAATAGGTCGTGTAGCTTCAATGATGCTTGAAAGAGCATTGGAGTATGAGATTGAGCATTATGGTGACTACAAATCAGCAATGAACGCTTCTGTCCAAGACCGTCTTTTAGGTGGTCGCGGTACAAGCTGGGTTCGTTATGAGCCACATATTGTCGGTAAAGCCAAAGAAGATGAGATGGAAGGTGATGATGTACCTGAAGATGGCGTTGAGATTACCAGCAATACTGATGAAGCAGAAACCTAAGGCGGTATATTCCAAGAGAACGAAGAACGCATTGAGTATGAATGCGCTCCAGTAGATTATGTCTATTGGCGTGATTTTGGACACACAATTGCCCGTACATGGGAAGAAGTAACTGCTGTATGGCGTAAAGTCTATATGGGTAGACCAGCCCTTGTTGAACGCTTTGGCGAAGAACTTGGCGGTCAGATTCCTTTAGATACAAAGCCTGACAATACAAAGACTTACAACGAAAAGATGGGCGAAGGCGCATCCGAAGCTTGTATATACGAAATATGGGATAAGACTACAGGCGATGTCATTTGGTTATCCAAGTCAATGAGCAAAATCCTTGATACAAGACCTGACCCACTGGAACTAGAGAACTTTTGGCCTTGTCCTAAACCTTTATATGCAACATTGACCAGCGATAAGCTTGAGCCTATTCCTGACTTTGTTCTATATCAAGACCAAGCTAGACAGTTAGACACATTGGCTGACCGTATCGATGGCTTTATTCAAGCCCTTAAAGTACGGGGAGTTTATGACGCTTCCGAACCAAGTCTTGCCCGTCTATTCTCCGAAGGCGAAAACAATACATTGATCCCAGTTAAGAACTGGAACGCTTTTGCTGAAAAACAAGGCATGGCTGGAGCTATTAACCTTGTAGACATCGCGCCAATCGCTCAAGCTTTAACCATGTCTTATCAGGCTATGGAGCAAGTTAAGGGTCAAATCTACGAGATTATGGGTATTGCTGATATTCAGCGTGGACAGACTGATCCTAACGAAACCCTTGGCGCACAGATTATCAAGTCAAATAATGCTGCTGGTCGTTTAAAGACTATGCAACACGCAGTCGTAGACTTTGCTACAAGCTTGTTATCTATTAAAGCTCAAATCATTTGCAACCACTTCACTGATGACACAATCATCAAGATTTCGGGCGCGATGCAGTTAAGCGATACAGATAAACAGTATATTCAACCTGCTTTAGCTTTATTGCGTGACGAATGTGCCAAGAACTTCCGTATCGAAGTCACTAGCGATTCGATGATTTTCCAAGACGAGCAAGCTGAAAAGCAAAATCGCATGGAATTCTTGCAGTCAATCGGTAGCTTTATGCAACAAGTAGTCCCAGCTGCTCAAGCCGTACCTGAAATGACCCCGATGCTCATGGAGATGGTTAAATTTGCCGTTACAGCCTTTAAAGCTGGCAAAGGACTTGAGGGAATCATTGACGAAACAGCTGATAAATTCCGCGAACAAGCTAAACAAGCTGAAGGACATCCTAAGAAGCCTACTCCTGAAGAACAAAAATTGCAGATGACTATGCAGATTGAACAAGCCAAGATGCAAGCGGCTCAACAAGAAGCACAACAAACTGCCCAGCTTGAACAACAGAAGATGCAGATGCAGATGGAACTTGAGAAGGC